TTCTTGCGGGATTTCTTCGCTGGTTTCGTTTCGGTTACGGTAACCGATGCCCCTTGCGTAGCAAGGATGGTCACGAGTGCTGTAAGTTCAGCCACTTGTGCTTCGAGTGTTTTAAGGCTTGTAGCCATAAGACACCTCCAGTTTCGCATGATGTCCCTCATGCAGGGTTCGTGAGTCAAACGCTCACGCCTACCGACTCCTGCGAACAGGAGTCGTAAGGCAAGGGCGTTTAGCCTTGCGTGGTATACGCTTCCCAAGCGTCATACCACTCGTCAGGTGTGTGATAATTCATAGCAAATCTCCGTTGTGCGTGATACCCTCACGCTTGGGGCTCATGCGAGCGTTAGTGTGTTAGGTGCTGAGGCGGGACACAGTTGCGATTCCTTGATGTCCTTCATGCACGTAGCGAGGAAAGGCACGAAGCCACGCTTCCAATGCCAGCGACCCCCACGCTTACCCCACGCAGGGCGTGTTTGTCCTTGTGGTATCCATGCGAAGTTCGTCCTGCGTATTATACGCCCGTCTCTGATTGTGGCTAGTACCAAAACTGCCTCCAATCCCCCGTGTGAAACACAAGTCGTACCCCTTGTGCGTGGGTTATGCGAGAGTCGCAATAGACAGCCCCGCCCGAAGGAAGGGATGTCGTTGGGATTCTCAACACGGGCGTGAAATCACTTGATTTCCATTTTGTTGTGTTTGAGCACGTTCCCCACGCGGGCGAGGACTTTCTTGCGGGCGTGAGCAAGGTTTCCTGTGCCGTTTTTCAGGCGGGTAACTTGGCGTTGCAAGTTGCCGTTCAAGAACCATTTGCGATTTTGTAACTCAGGTGTGTTGAGCAGGGCTTCGCCCTGTTCGATGATTCGTGCGTCAGTCATTTTCATGTCTCCTTACACGTACGAGGGGAAAAAAGCAGGTTGTCACAGTGACCCTGCATACTACCAATGTGGATTCCGTACAGCGTCATAAGTCCTTTGATACCAAGGGTTTACGAGAGGCAATCCTGATTATTAGCCCATGAATCCCCATAGGATGCGTTATTGCCCCTGTATGACCCCTTGTTTTGGGGGACGGCGGGGGACGTGCGTTGCGCCAAGTATCTAATACCCCCGTGTATATTCTCGACCCCCTAGTCGATTCCTAGGATACCCTATAGAGTATCCATAATCCGCATACCTTAGAGATCCAAGATACACAAAGAGCTTCTCACTTTGAAATTAGGTCCTTGGACCTAAGGATACTTTGAATGTATCTACACACTTTTAATATAAAGGTGGGAAAGTATCCTTAGGATCCTAGGAACTATGTATACACTTACTACTATACCCGTTTCTACGACACTTAGACCAAATCCTCTGGTATACTACTATATGTAGGGGTCTTCAATAAAGAAGCCACAACATCTTGTGGATTTACCTGTGGAACGCTCTTTGGTTTATAGAACTCTGGCATTGGTCCCGTAGGGGTAGGAACATCTTTTCTTTGCTGTGGAAATAATGGAGTCTCTCTACTGGGCATACTTGGATGTATACGTTTATTACTAAAGTGCTCTTTATTAAGCTCTCTCATTATTCTTTCGAATTCTTTCGAATCTCCAGACTGCTCTAAAGCTTCTAGGATAGGTCTATATGCTCTCATGATTACTTCCTGATTATCAGATACCTGAGGATCAAATTCATAATCAAACATCTTATCTATTAGAACCCAATAGAATGCCTTCGTAGGAAGCATTGTATCATAAAGAACTTCGAAGAATTTACTAGCCTGTGCAGACTCACCACCACTTTCTAAATCAAAACCAGTCATAAGACGATCAATAGATCGCATATTACTGGATGCGTTATTTGCACCCCGGGTAAGTAGATTCCCTTTAACAACATCTCGTAGAGAATCAAATAATTTAGTTACAGCCCCTAGACCCGCAGTATGTCCTACAGAAACCGGATAATCTCTATCTCCTAGAATTTTATTAATGCCAGGTAAGAACACAGTTTCTCTAATTAAGCCATTAGTATACCCTAACCATGGAGTATTAGATCCATGTCTAAACAACATAGCCCAAGGATTCTCCTTCCATTTCTCAGCAACCTCATCCCAGTCATCACCCCGCTGTAGTGCACGAACCTGCATATGAAATGCCTCGAATCCTGTAAGAGTTAAAATAGTAGCCAAAGCTCCTATAGTTCCCATCTCACTTGGGTTTTTCTTAAAGTATGCCATAAAGAACGAGATGGGGTAAGAAGCATAGAATGCAAACAAGCGACCGAGTGGACTATTGTACATTCCAAACCTCACGAGACCTCTAGGCTCTGGTGAGAGATCGTGTGCATGTAGTTCTAAGAATAACGCTAGACGATCAAAGACATCTTCATATAAAGCTTTACCAGCCCCTACAGTATGCTCCATTTCAACCATACCTCGATACATGAGCCCAAGGTCAAAGGATTTTCCCTCTAGTGTAGACCCCATCCCAAGAAGATTCTTAACAACCTTACCCAACAGTATCCCATCATTATCTCCTACCAATCCTGCCCGATACCACCGAAACGCTAGAGTAGGATTAACTCCGGCTTTTCTAGCTATTCCTTTGATATACTTTACCCTCTCCCCTGGAGTAGAGGCTGTCTTTATCTTATGAATATCTAATAATTCTCCAAATTTCATAAGACCATCTACATTTTTCATTATAGTATACTTGGCTTTTCCTACGGCTACGGCTTTGACCAAATTGATTGCCTGACGTAAACCGGAGAGTTCACTGCCTATTTTAGCTGTACCCTCTAGAAAGTTGTTTATATTCTCCATAACTTTATCCATGGTTCCTACTCGTTCACTACCCTCAAACATCTTTGACCATGCCATACGAATTCTGGTTGATACTCTAGATTCTAAATCATCTCCTATTGAAGAAAGATGTCTATGTAAACCCGAGTGTACGTAGTTATCTAAAACAAACGAAGTCCCCTCCAGGTCACTACGCTCGAGTGTATTCATATGTTTGACATTCCGAGCAGCTATTCCCATACCATTCACAAGACCACCAAGGTCTCCTGATCGAGCGAGAATAGCCATAGGAAACTCTACCAATGCTACTGCTGTTGAGATACCAGGTCCAAACATAGATTGGGCTACGTTATTAGCTGCTTTTACCAGACTCGTTTGCTCCATCCATCCTTCGTGATAAGGTCTGCCAATCATATCATAATATGCATGCTTAGCAAGTTTTACAGCATCTACCAAACTCCTACGCTCTTCGCCTCCTATTTTCATCGTGCCTGACTTATTAATAATCTCAGTCATGTTATTTACTCTAGCTTCTATGAGATCAAAGATATCATCCCACCTAATATTCTTTAAGTATTTTTGATCTACGCCTACCATGAGGTGTTTCATCCAATCATTAAGAACCTCTTGTGCTCTAATCTGAGCACCCATAGTTCTAGAATAATTAGCAACAATCTTTCTAAGATCGGTTTCAAAGTTCTTTCTAAACTCAGGATACTTAACTAGAAGCTCTGCGCTAAATACTCTAGAGTGGTCTCCCATATGAGGAGACCCATCAGGATTTCTATACTTCCCTGCCATAATAGGATCAAAACCAGAACCAGTACCAGCTCGCTCTCCATTCATTCTACGAGACCATGCCCATAAACCATCCTGTAGTGCCGTCATATTGTTTTTATATTTTTCCTTCGCCCGTCCCGTATAATGATCCGAAATACCTGTGAGAGCCTCTCCGTACTTCTCATCAGCTGTAAGAGCATCTGTTGATCCACGGTAGTTAGGATTAATCTTTTCGGGGTCAATCCCAGCCTTCTCAAGTTTCTCTATGAGCCCTGCAGCGGAGGATGTAGTACCTACGTCTTCTCCTACATCTGCAGTACTCATGAGTTTTCTTTTACTAGTAGAGAATACGGAAGACGTAGGGGGAGCGAATGCTCCATCCTTATATATCTTCTTACCTAAGATCTCTTGGAGACTGTCGATAATCTGATGTTTTCTAACCTCTAGAAATTGAGCTCTCTTCATTCCTTTTTCATAAACCTTAGTTAGGTTCTTGAATTTCTTAAAGGCATTGGGTCCCACTTCCTGACCATACATCCTCATATTACGAATATCTTCCAATTCTTTATATATCTGACGTAACTCTTTCATGAGCATCATACCCACCTCAGTCTCAGCTGTTATAGCCTGAGCCTTAAGAGCCCGTATTTGGGATTCATACATGGCTACCATCTTAAGATCCCCTCGCTTTATCGACTGTCTCTTAAGGGTAACCATGTTGTTGTATTGTTGTCGCATAGCTTTAGTAAAGCCCTGCTTATCTCTAGCTTGTATCTTTATAGTACTAGAGTCCGATAATCCTAGTAACTTCTTAGCTTGAGTATTCGATAGTAGTTCTTTGTTAACCACAGGACTGAAGGAGTCTCTTGGGGTATGAACATTGATTACTATGGGTTCGTTAGCATCTACATGGTTCCTGCCTTTTTCTGTGAGCTGCCATCGTTTATTTACAGTATCAACGAATCCTTCTTTTCTTAGTTTAACAAGATGAGGATATATAGTACTCTTCCATTGAGCGTCTGTCATCTTATGCATAGCTAGGAAGTCCTTCTTACGTATAGCATCGGTATCTAACAGATCCTTTAGCTTGAACATAGTATCACCATGTGCTGCATCTGGTAACCATTTAGCTACTACAGGAACCTCGAACTGCTCGATATCCCTAGCAAGAGTTGTGTAGATATCTTTCTTGATATTCGATAGTTTACGACGGAGTACTGCTTTTTCGATCTGGAGTTTATTATACCTAGCATAGTCTCCCTTAGATATAACGAAAGCTCTCTCTCTATCAGGTCGTGCCCAACCATGTTTTACGAACCATTTGTTATCCTCTATATAAGTAAATCTTGGTTTACTTAGTTCTTCTTCAATTAACATCATACGATTTTTCATATAGCTAATAGGATCACTACCATAGATTACAATATTATCTAAGAATCTATCATAGTCTCTTGTGTATACATCTAGGTGTGTTTTCATTTGTTGTATAACAGCTTCTCTCTCTCCTTCAGATAAAACTGAACCAAGAAGTTTTACCTCTAGTTCGTCAGCATTACTAAGATAATATTTCGAATTATCCATGAGAGACTTACCATCCATCTTAACATCTATTAGTTGTTGAGACGGTTTACCCATAAACGAGTGAGTATCTCCAGAGAATGCCTTGTCGAGCCATTTACGGAAAGTCTCTGGTGATGAATTGAGAATACGTACAGATCCCTCTACTTCTTTAAAGATAGACAAACTATCTGCATAGAAGTTCTTTAGTGCGTTGATATCAGATCTTACTGTAGCTACTGAAGCATCTGCGAACCCACGATCTCTAAGCATTTTTGCAACCTTGTCAGGACGAATTACTCCATCCTTTCTATAGATTTCACTACGATGAGGGAATTCTTCTTCTCGTAATACTCTATCTTTCTTCACTCTAACTTCTCGTGATGACAATTCTTCTTCTACGGTTCTTTCTCTACCTCTACGAAGAATACGTGAACCACCTTTATCTTGTTCCATAATTAAACGAACCAAAGCATATTGACGATCCTTCTCCGCCTGTTCTATAATCGTTAGTCCTGCGGTCTTACCAAAGTAAGACTTAACAATCTCGTTAAACTGTTCCCGTCCTGCTAATTCTTCTAGAGAAGCTAATGGTTTACCAAAGGTTGAACCATACTCGTAACCAAAAGGATCAGCAAATCTGTCTATAGATCCTGCCCAATCTCCACTATCTGGATCAAAGAGATCATCGTATGGACTATTGGCATGCTTTCTAGCTTCAGGATATTGTAGAAGCTTGGTAAGTCCACCCCTTCGTCTTCTGATTTCATTAGCTGCTTGGTAGATTAAAAGACCCATAGGGACTTTAGAATCTTCTCCGCCTCTGAAGCGTCTTTTCTTTGGTACACGTCTATCGAAATACTTACCCGTATCTGGATTCAACACTCTTTCGTAAGAGAATAAGTTCTTGGCTAGGTAGTCAGCATTATGGGGAGTCATTGGATTTCCACTAGCGTTAGCGTATGCTACTATCTGTTCTACCGGAGATGTATTATACTTGTGATAAGGTAGGGTTGCCATCGTAAAGAAATCCTGAAGTATATCTTCCATCTCTTGACCAAGAAGGGACTCTGGTGCTATTGAAGTATTAGCTTCTGTGGCTATCCACCCCTTCTTCTTAGCATAGGATAATGCTGCAACAGCGATACCTTTTAGATATTCTTCTGCTCTTTCGGGTCGTCTAGACATGAGATATATGTAGTCTCCTACTGTCCCTGTTCTTTTTCTTTCTGGAATTAAAGCATGTTCCCCTGTGCCAAAGACTTTTTGTTCAACCCTAGCTAACTCTTTGTGTAATGCTTCTGTCTCTAACTTCAGTTCAGCATTAGCTTCCTTTGCAAGCTTACCTTGTTCCCACCAATGTAACTTTGTGTCTAACAATTCCATTAGCGTAGCACCCTTAGAGAAATCTGTAAGATCGTAGTTCTCATCTCTGAGAGTCTTAATATAATTCAACCTCTCTCTATCTAACATTAGGCGATCCATACGATCCTCTAATGTATTTAAGGGTATTAACTTAGTTTGTCTTTTAATATTCTTATCAAGCTTATTCTGGATGTGAGTAATGACTTCATCTGCCTTAGGATCCATGAATTTTCTTGTTCCATGTATCTTAAGTATTCTGTCCTCAAGTTTAGCTACAGCTAAACTCATTTCATCCTGAAGAGCTGAGATCGAGGTTACCGCTTGGTCAGCGATATCCATACTAGCTTCAAGTTTGTTAATACCTCCAGATAATGCTCTCTCTTCACCTAAAGCTTTATTATATTTAGGTGAGTCCTTTTTGTATTTTTTCTTTCTTTTGATAACATCAGAACGAACTTCCTTTAGATCTACTATACTCTGTTTGATGTCTTCAGGACTCATTCCTCTATATGCAGACGGTAGGGACTCTTCGAAATCTAACCTATCTCCCTTAATTCTTAGGGCTAAGTCTGATTCATCAAGGGCAAGCATATCATCTACTTTATCTAAAATCTCCTTCTCAAGTTTCTCTACATCTTTATCATACCCACCAAACTCTCTCTTTATTTTAGCCTCTGCAAGGTCAGTACGAAGAATCATCTCCTTAACCAACAAGTCTGAATGTTCCTTCATAACTTCCGGAGGAAGTTCTCTAAGTGCTCCAATTCTTTCTTCTACTTCAGAGATTGCTGCGGATACTTTATTTAGATCAGAAGTAATCCTAGCATCTACATTATCTAGATATTCTAAGCGTTTAACTTCCGCCATCTTAGAAGCAATATACTTCCTATCTTTAAGTTGATCTGATGTTGATTCGGGGAAATATTTTTGTACCCTCTGGGATTGTGTAACATGTTTTGCATTCTTCTTAGAGCTTTCATCTAACACCTTACCCACCTGTGTATCAGAAGCCATATGGCTAGCCATTTCCTCTGGTGTGATAGGGTCAACTACCTTAGGTTGTTTGATCTCTACTGTTGGTTTAGGAGGACCTACGAAATCTGAGGCTTCTCTATGAAGCCCAGTACCGTGTGCGTCTGCAAAAGAATTTTCCCATTTACTTACAGAAGCTCTGAAGATATCATCAGAGATATCATCTGCTGGATCCCATAGCTTCAGTCCTGGAAATTCTTCTTCTATAGCATTAGTCATTGCTATTCGATTGTTAACTGAAGCTTCTCCGCTAGAAATTCTAGCTAGGTTATCATTTATGAATCCTTGTTTTATCTCGTGTATCTTATGTAGGATATCAGTAGAAGTAGCAGCCAATGTATCCCACTCTTCTCTTCGGATCAACCCTAGTTGTTCGGTTGTGAGACGAGATTCATACTTGGATTTTACTTTATTTACTGCTGCTGTATAAACCTCAAGATCTTCACCTTGGAGAGGTTTAAGTAGCGAGGCTACTCCGTCGTCGTCTAAAGAGATTACACCACGCTCAACCAATATAGATGACTCAGGAAGAAGATCTTCAAGATCGTAGATCCGTTTGTTTATTAGGTCTACTGCTTCTTTAACTCTATCTGGTGTTCCTATAGCTTTTAGTAGTTCTGATTTAGCTGGCTTGGGGTTAGTCTCATTGAGCCATGTAACAACATTTCTTCTGTTAACTTTAGATGCATCTTGGATTGTCTTTTGTAAATAAGCTGGGATAAACGTAGAGATATCTATATCGTTTTGCATTGCTAAGGAAAAGAGTTCTCTCATAGATTGACTGGTCGTGAGATGTTCTGTTAAGTCTGAGGATGTAATCCCACTGTTTCTCAATGCTCTTTTAGTTATGCCTATTTCTATAGGACTAAGCGTAGTTCCAGAGAGAGCCTCCACTAGAGTCATAAGGTCGTGTGCACCAAGCATATCATAGTCTTCTGCGTTGTACAAACTATTGTATCGTAAGTACTTAGCTGCTCCATCGAACTCATCAGGTGTAAGGTTTCTTCCTACAGTCTGTAGTTCATGGCTTGGGATTAGGTCATCTATTCCTTCTACCTTGACCATAGTGTGCGTATACTCCTCAGGTTTTGCCTTTTTTAATTCTCTAGTGGCATCTTCCATTGCATACCGTCTGGCTTCATCCTTTGTCAAGGCACCGATTTCTACTTCCCCTTGGTATTTATCCTTATAAATCTCATTAGCTCTTAGAACTCTTGTTGCATCAAGGTCTTCTGTTGATGTCTTTATAACAATCTTTTCGATAACTAATGGCTCAGTAAATCTAGGCTCTCCTGACACAGGAGTATGTACTACCTTCTGTCCCTTTTCAACCACTCCAATAGAATCTGCGAGATCTTTCATATACCCCACTGCAGGAATATCTTGTGCACCTACGATATCTGTGACAACTACTCTAGCTTCTTTAAGAATCTTAGTACCTCGCCGAACCTCTGGATGATTCACTGCAATAACTACAGGATCTTTTGTTAGAGCACCAGGTTTTGGATCTGAGTGCCACTTGTCTACAATCCATGTTACGTCTTTAGTGTAGGGTTGGCTCATTGGATCAACAATAGTTATACCATATTCTTTTTCAAGATGTTGTAAATGTTCTTTAAGATATAAAGAATGTTCAACAGATGATTCTGGATTAAATCGTTTGAATTCAGAGATTTGTCTCTGTAATGTATAAAGTTCTTTTGCTGCTTTAGGTAGATTATTTTCTCCAAGAGCTACTAAGTATCTGCCTTTGGAGCCTTTGTAATAAGACTCTACAGTTTCTGGAGATACTTTATTAATATCTAATCTCTTCTTTTCGAGTGTGGCTGTAAGATTGTCTAATCGGTTCGGGTGTACGTCAAGACCTTGTGCTATTCTATTTCTATCTGCAAGACCTTGCCATGCTCTCAAGTCTTCTCTAGATAGTTTGGTTAGTAGTTTCTCTATCTCTTGAACTGGGAGACCTACATTAAAGAAAGAATCTTCTGGAATACTATGGATTCCTAGTATGTTTCCTCCTTCATCTTTAGCTAGATTGAGAAGACCCAATGCTTCTAGTTCAACCCACGCTACTGTTTTATCTAGCCATAGTTCTTTGGCTTGGATTTCCCATGCTTCTCTACCGATTCGTAAGATTTCTGAATCTGGAAGTGTATCAACAAACATCATTGATATGTATCTATCAGAATCCATTGCTTTTTTAAGGAGTTGTACTTCCACACCCCTCTCTAAGTTAGATCCAAAAAAGGTTTGTACTGCTTTCGAGATATCCTCCGCATGCTTAAGAGCAGATACAGTATCTCTAAAGTTAAATCCAGCCCTTGAAAAGTCTTCTGCTGTGATAGCCTCACCTGCTAGTCGTTTTGCTGAAACTATGTCTTGAATAACATTAGTTGAAACAACACCTAGCTCCGTCTCAGCCCTATTTACAGCAGTAACTACATGACCACCGTCTCTAAATGCTTGTCGCTGTGCAGACCATACAGACCTCATACGACCAAACAAAGCTATATCATCTGCTAAAGCCTCGTGGCTACTATCAATCATTCGAGCAAGTAGACGTATCTCATGAGCTATACTATACACCATACTAGAGTAACCAGAGCCAAGAGTTGCAATCTTAGTAAGACCCTTACCTGGTCCACTTCTCATAACCCTATCAAACCATGCTCCACTTTTTGCATGATCACCTTGCGGAGACTCTGCTCCTAGTTTTTTTACCAAGAGATTTAAGAGTTTCTCTTTAACTAAAGCTTGTCCCTCGTCTCCTGCTTTTCTAATCTCCGGCATAAGTATATTAATATCATCCTCAAGAGCTTGTAATCGGGTTTTCTTATCCCTTCGAGCAAAGGTCTTATCTATTGATTCAAGTGCCCTAGCAAAATCTTGCTCAAGTCCTTTGATTTCTTTTTTAGGAGCACCACGCCATCCTGCTTCTTCTATACTTTCAGCTATTTGGATTAGCTTAGCTAAGAATGCCCCTTCCTCTGTAACCGAAAAATTATAATCCTTAAATCTAATTTCAGGTATCATCTCTGTGGGCAAGAAGTCTATTCCTTCTTTTTCATACCATTTCTCTAGAGCATCTATAGCCTCATCATATGCTTTATGTGTCTCATCTTCCACTCTACCATTTTTCTTTTCTCTATTAGCTCTCTTACGAATAGTATCAATATCATTTTGAAGGGTAGTTAACTTAGTTCTTTGAAAAGTATTTAAACCAGAATGGTCTCTTTCTGGCACAGGAACTTCTATGGCTGGTTTGCCCTTTTCTTCTGAGATGTTTTTACGTGCTTTTCTCCATAGTTCAGCTGCTCTTTTTTTATTCATAGCAAGGCGTTCTGTTAAATTTGCAGGTCCATGTTTACCTGCGTCTGCTATAAACCTCATTATAATTGGTTCTAATGCTTCAATAGGAATATAGTTTCCATTTAGTTTCTTATAGATATACTCTAAGAACATACCAACATCATCAGCCAATAAATGGTTTTTTTCGAACATAGCATCGTCTAATAATCGTGCACCATGTCCTGTTTCTCCTGCCGTTTGATCAAGAATATCAGCTAAGAATTTTAGGTAGTGGTCTTTCGTTAACTGTTTTATAAGACCTTCGGGAGTTCCGTCGACCGTGGTAGTTGGGGAGTGTCCTAATACTCGATTCTTCCACATTTCACTTGGGTTCCACCCATGTTTCCTAGCACTATTCCAAAAATTCGTATAGAAGGAGCCGCGAAATAAACCAGAGAGTACTCCACCAAGAACAAAACCAGCACCACCAAATAGCAGTGAAGCTTGTACTGCCTCTCCCCCACTAAAGGTAACGTCATGATTACCTATACCATAAGTAAGATCTGCTATTATCCGTCTGTCTTTCTGAGATCCAATAGACCAGCCCACTCCTGTGGCTGCTCCCCAGATACCTGAAGCAGATGCGGTGTGTCCTAGTGATGCAACACTTCTCGAAGCATTCTGAAAAGCTAGAAATTCTGCAACACTTCCTAATTTTATGGAGCCCCATCCCATACTACTTATTAATTTTTCACTAGTTCCTTGTGCAAATCTTTGTGCTAGTCGGGATTCTCCCACTAGCATTTTTCCTGTGACGAGTTTCTTACCAATCAAAGGAACGTCTTTAAGTACTCCTAGTTTCCTTAGTTCTAATACCTCATTCTCAAAGATTGGTGCAGTTTTTACGATACCCTTAGAATCTGTTAAATGAAGTACTTTAACTTTTCTTACTCCCTTACCTACACCTAGAGGAACATCTATAGTATCCCAAATCATAGCTGAGTATTTTCCTTTGCGTATACTTCCAGCAAGTCGTTTAATTCGTCCAGCTGCCTTTAGTGCTTCGCCCCCTGTCTTTAGTAGTGTCCCAACTCCTCCTGTTAGAGGTATAGTTACCACTGTATCTAGAGCAATCTCGTAATCAGTAAAGATATCTACAAGTAGCCCTTTGCCTATATCTCCAAAGACTTTATTAGAGTTTTCCCCTGTTATATAATCTTGGTAATCATATCTACTTTGAGCCCATTGTTGTAAATAGATATCCCTTAGTCTTCTTTTTGCTAGATAGGTGTATGCTTGAGCATTCTTAGTTCCTATCCCATGACTCTCTGGGTCCCACCCGTTCTGCTCTAACGCTTTTCGAGCAAGATCTGCTTGTTTTCCAAACTCTTTATTTAGAGCATCTATCCATCCGTCTGTCTTAAAATCCTTGAAGGTTGGGTCTACTTGTTCGGTCATTTCTATAACCGAATCAAAGTTCCAGTTGTTAGATAACCACCTAATAGCCTTTGCATTATATTTCACCATACCAACTACAGGATTAAGATCTGTTAGTTTCCACTCTTCATCTTGTCCTGCCGTTAGTCCACCCCAAAGATTCCATGGACTTGATTCTATATTCTTATCTTCCATATTAGCAAGTTGTCTATCGTAATTCACAGCAAACGGAGAGGCTCCATAGAGTCCAGATCTCCAGTGTGCTCTATTCGTTAGTAACCTAGGTTTCCAGAAGTCATCAACATCTGTTCTTCGGTGTCCTGTATAAAAAGAGAGATCTCCAGATTTCCCTGAATCATTGACCTGTACTTTGTTTCTTGCTGCTTCATCCATGATCTCTGTCTTCATAGCTGCAGGAAAGATTGCCCTTGGAGCTCTATCACTAGCCCAACGGAGTCGGTCGCTAAAGCTAGGACCTTGGTTAAATGCCGGATGTGTTGTGAATGTTGTCATATGTGTTCCTATTTAAGATCAGAAGTCAAGCGTTCTTGTATGAATGGCGAGAAAGTGTAAGGTAAGACAAACTCACCACCCCTCAAATCACCAGATATTTTTTTGGCTGTAATAAAAGGAGCTACTCCCCTTTGCATTGGGTTCCAGTCCCACTTAACTCTCATGCCTTTTTCCTCTATTTCTCCTCGTACTTCATTGTGTACATTATCAGGAAATACTATATTGATTTCAAAATCTGGAGAGTCTTTGCTTACCAATCTAAATGCTTTCCCTTTTTGGTTTTTAATTTTTTCTCTAGTAATTGCACCATCCATATTATTTTGGTTGATTACAAACGCAGGACTCCTTGTCTGTTCATTAACCCAACGACCATCTATATCCCTGTATATATTACGAACATATAACGTAGGAAAATCATCTATAGGTGTACCATCGGGCATACTCAGTCTTAGTTGGACAGGGTATCCATCTCCATAGAGATTAAAGTATTGATCTAATTGAGACTTCCTGATTTGATGACTAAGCTTAGTTTCAGTATCCCGGCGTTCCCCGCCAAAAGAATCTCTAAAGATTCCTAGTTCTGCATGAGTAAAGTCTTCTGGATTAGGATGTATAGATACTTGGTCTAGGTTTATCATTTCCTGTCTAGCAAATTCAGAGGGGTACTTTATACTATCTGAGGCTCTGTGAGAGTTGAGAGCCCATATCGCAATATCTGCTCTTGTTTTTAATTGGTTTCCTATCATACTATACACTTCTTGTGATGGAAAACTACCTGCAATATTTATGTAGTCATGTACAGCATTCTTATAAGAATATGCTTTGCTATTAGAACTTACTGAAGTTGGGGTATGTGTAAGTGGGTGGCTAATCCAATTACCTTCTGTGTCCATCTCTCCTGGTATTGGTATCTCTCCTAGATGTATAGCATTAGCAAGGTTCTCTACTACTCTTTTGTACTCATGCTCTTCAGTATAATCTGGAGAAGATTCCCTTAGTTCTCTTGTGGTATTATAAAATTCTTGTACAGTTGGATGGGCTATCCATTTACCCCTAAAGAATTCACTATCAGCCAAGAATGAACCATCTTCTTTAATTAAGTAATCATCCATGACTAAGCGTATAGCACTATACATGTTATCTACAGCTTTAGGAGATGTTAGATCTATAGAAGATGATGTATCGTATAGCATACTATTGGTATCAAAGTTATCTGTGATCACATACTTACTGGCTGTAGAAAACCATGCTCTCATCGGTGTTGTTGGTCCTTCTAAAGCTCCTTCAGTATCTTTGGTAAAGTATACCCTACCGTTAGCCCCAAAGGAATCATCTATGTATATTGACCATTCTCCTGCAGCAAATTCGTCGCTTAGTGTATTATTCCAGAAATCATTAAGAGATAAATCTTCTGACTCTCCTGTATCTGGATCAACAGGATGCTGAAAACGGTACTCTAGATACCGGAACATCATATCTTGCATAAAGTCACCGTATGAATTTGGGTCGAATTGTTGTGGTCCTAGAGATGTAGAGACTACTTTAGAGTAATAAGGATACATGGCTAGTTGATTAGAGTCACTCCACCTACTTCCCTCTTCTCTAGTTGCCTCAAGATAACCTCCACTACTTAGCACCCCTATTAGAGACTCGGCAGCTTCGTCTATATTCATGTCCCCCTCATAATCTGGATCAGCAAGAAACTTATCAACCTCCTTACTAAAGCCCTTCACCCGAGTTTTTTCCCTAATTCCAGCGTATGTTATAGCATCATTAAGCAGTGTCACCATATTCTCGTCTAATGATAATTCTCCAGACATCATACCTAATGCTTGTGCTCTCTCCTCTGGATCAGATGGTAGGTTACCTATTTGTGTAGTAAGTTTATTATCGAGGTCATAAATAATCCATCCTAGTTTTCTATAGTCAGCATTGTTTTCGTTGGTCGTGAGGTTTTTTATAAGAGACCTACGAGATGCTTCATGGATATGGTACTTACCATTATCGTCCGTTAGGTACATCCACTGTATTAAAGGATGGAACATCTTAGGATCTTGTATACTCTTTAACAAGGCATCCTTAACTGTGTTATCCAGTTTTCCAGTGGTGTTTACATTATGCATAAGAAGGCTATAGTTCTTATACTTTTCATACTCTACTTCCCCTAATACTTTTGCAGCATTCTCGATAGCATTGGGAGTATCTGGGGTTCTTTGGCGTGTATCCTCTTCTCGGGATATTGCAGCTATAATATTTTCTAAGATATTTTTTTGACCAGATGTTGTACCCAAGCCATTTAAAGTATCTACCCCCCCAGCATCTTCAGATCCCCCAGCCTCTGCTACAGTATTCATTACTGTTTTAAACATATTATGAACAGTTACACCTATAGGATCTGCTGGGTCAATTCTTTCGTACTCTACATGAGTGAGACCATTCTGATCTTTCCAAGTCTTCTTAATTATACCTAAGTGGTCATTCAGTAAAGTAGGATCTCCTATATCTTCCTGTTCTTTGTCTGTTAAGTTTCCAGGATGCATATAGTCGTATGTGATACTAGAGTTATATTCTCCAGTATTACGATAGCTCTCTATATTTTTAGTATTTTGTATGATACCATCCAAAGAATCGTCTAACGATTTATTGGTTACTAGGGCTTGAAAATAAGAGTAACCGTCCACATTAGTTAAGTAACCTAGTAACATAGATGATTCCAAATGTGCGTTGAACCTAGTCAGAGAAGCGTCTTTTTCAAATTGAATTACCTGAGTTTCGAATTTTTCGAGTGCTTTCTCTCTCTGGGCTAACGCTTGGTCTCTGATACTTTTAGTTCTCTCTTCAGGATCTTTGATATTATCAAATGTTCCAAGTCTATCATGGTATGCTGTAAAAATATCTATGAAATTATTCTTTGATAAGACTTTGTATCCTTCTAAAAGTTTAGTTTCTTTATTACCTTCTGGATTTGTAGCTATTGAAATAGCTCTATTGTCAAAGCCTCCAAGAATTCTAGGATGGATGATATTTGTTATAGTCTTAATATACAAAGAAAGATCTTCTTGTGATCCTTTTGAGGGATAGAAATCATCTATATCTACCACATCTCCCCTAGCAATCGAGTCCTCATCCATAATAAGTTTGTGTTGCCTACGTATCTGTGTGTTGAGATCTCGCTCTACAGCGAATCTTTCAGATACTATAGGAAAGATCTTATCTCGGACGAAGCTCTGGATTACTGCAGACTCTGAATCAAACCCGATTGTATTATCCCCAAGCCCAAGCCCTCTCATCATATCTTGGATGATTTCTGGATTCAAAAAATCTGGTCCATCTTCTCTAGTACCTAGTAAGGAATCTACAACAAAGTCTGTAAGATACGATGCTGGCATGTCCTCTACATTCCAAGTAACATCTTCAGGTATTGGAATGGAACCATTCTTAAAGTGTTCCTTGACCTGCATAATAAAAAGGTCTATTACTCCTTCTTCTTTTATCTCGTCATACCAATCCGTTACAGCCTTAATACGAGATCTAGAAATAGTAGTATGTGCATTCCCAGCTATGTTCTCAATAGTCTGTTGATATACCCCACTACCACGGAGCTCTGGATTATTTATATATACCGCCTCATTCCAGTTATCTATGATTTCATCTGCTTCTTCAAGAGTGATGTTAGGGTCTGCATCAAGCATATTAACAATCTCAATAAGATCGGCACGATACTCACTAGCAGTTAACTCATTCATATGAGAGTTCAAGGAGTTCAGTCCCTTATAATACTCAGCACTTCCTCTGGAGGTTTGCATCTGTGTTTCAAGAGTCTTCCAGTTACTTGTTAGTATCTGTCGTTGCTTCTTAAAATTCCACTCAATAGGAAGGGCATCTAACATTTTCGCTATTTCTGCCGCCCCCTTGCCTTCTAGTGATCTAAAATCTACACCTTGAGAGATAGATAAGATTTCTGTGTTAGTTAACATAGAGAAATCTATCTCGTCATCACCTGTTTGGGGGTTTGACTTAGTTACCTCATTGAGTCTATCTGGTGTTAGATAATTTCTAGCCTCTTTAGTTCTCTTGAGAAGAGTATTGTTTCTTCCTTCTTCCCAATCATTCTCAAGACCTAAGAGTTTATTCATAGCCTCTATTTGTTTATCTTCGTCCTGCTTAATCCTTCGTTGTTCTTCTACTTTTTTATATTTAGCTTGGGCATCCACAACACTTGTCATGTTTGTGGCAAATTCATTGAGCTGCTGAATAGATCCTTTAGCTACTTTGATATTATTAGGATCATGTTTGCCTGGACCTACAGCAAAAGAAGGAGCTGTTATATGCCCCTTCATATTTTGAGGAGATACAGGAGTAATTTGTGATCCTTCTTCGACAATCTGTCCAAGTTTGGTAAACTGTTCTATAGATCCTAGACCCCCGGTTCTCTCTCTACGTTTTTTGTTGTTAGGTTGTGGCATTATTTTTAGTTTCCTTGTATCATATTAGACCAGCCACCATATGTGTCTTGAACCGATGAGTCCAGTCCGATTCCACTAGCTGCACCGCTAGCAAACATAGATGCTGCTGCTAAAGGAGATGTCTTTGCTGTTTGTACGAGTTGTGGGGCTGGACCAGAGAAATATGTAGATCCCTGATTATAACTATATAGATCTCTACTTGCTAAAGCTTTCTCTTGCTCACGAATAATATTTTGTCGAGCCATGTAATTGTTTTCCCTAAGGGACTGCATCTCTTGACCACTGGACGTAAGGATCATATTACGTAATGCCTTGGCTGTTCCACTTTCGGGGGTCATCCCTGCTCCCGTTGCTTTGGATGCTAGGGCATCTAATGCTTGGTTACGTCCACGGCTTATCTGCATCATCTTACCACCGACACTCTTTCGGAGTTCTCTCTCCTGAAGCACACGGTTTTCATTAGCTGCTTTAGCGATCTCACGATTCTGTCTCCATCGAGCTTGATTAATTCTAGAGATTTCGATATTCTTCATCATGTTCTGAAGATTACCAATCATATTCTCACGATTGTAGTTCGACATTTGGATAGCATGTTGAGCTGCTTCTGCTTGTCGTTGGGCTGCATTGGCTTGCATGCCTGATAGCATACTTAAGCCGCCCATTACTAATCCTGCGTACATATGAATATCTCCTTATTGTTGTACCGAAGGTGGATATTGCCCCGATGGGGTAGACTGTCCACTTCTTGAATTCATTGGTGTTACTGAGGGTGTGTCGGAGCCTTGGTCCAATTTTTCCATTGCCCATAATAAAGGTTCGACGAATACATCCTTAAGGCTCTTAGGGATTTCTGATAGAATTCTAAGCTGTTCCTTAGGCTTATAGATAGATGTAATATAATACATAAGATTATCTATAGTCATGTTTTCAACAGATTCTGCACCACCTAACTGCATTTCCGCAATGCCTTTCATCCATTCACGGAACCACGGACCTTGCCATCCCTCGGTTAAATCCTTAGTCTCTCCTTCTTCTATAGAGCGTAATAATCCAATCATGCTATATAAGAAGAAGGCAGCTCCACCAGCTTTTCCTGTTTTTGTGTTCGTGGCGGCTCTCATCTTCTGTAGAGCCTTAAGATTTGCTTTAGGGTCTAATAGACGCAGAGCCACCTTTGCTGCTTTTGTTTCGGCAGGGTTTAGAACAAGCCCTCTTCTTTTTTTTCTTGGTTTCTTCTTTGTAAGCTTTTTCTTTGAGACCGCTTTCTTTTCAATCTTCTTCGTAATCTTTTTCTTTGGTCGTTTTTCCTTAAGACCTCTAGAATCGAAAAATTCTTGAAGTTGTTTCCTATATATTCCATTATCTTCTAGTGAGAATGCCTCGGATTTAGGACCTCCTAAGGCTTCAGTTATTTCTCCAGTAAGATTCATTCTTCTTTCCAACTTAGAATTTAATGTTAGGATATATTCCACACTTCTATTTTCTAACCGCAGATTTTTTACTGCAGCATACAAGCCTTCATTTATATGTAGGGGTCTTTTCATATGAGTGGGTCTTTTCATATGAGTGGGTTGGTAGTTATGTCCTTGTTGTAATAAGGCATCTCTTAAGCTATGGTCCATTATCTGAACACCTTTATTTTTAGGATAGCTTTCGAAGTAGTCGTAATCTACTAAGGCATCTTTAGAATTTCTAAGGGCTATCTTTCTATCTTGTAGTTCTTTAGATGGTTCATGGGTACTTTCTATCTCTATTAGTGCCATCTCTTCTTCTATAACCACTTGCCTTGCAAGTTCGATTGCCTTGCGCTTAATTGATTCTTTCCATTCGCCCGTATCCCAAGCTGCAAGTTCCACTATTCCATCTACACCTAGGTCAGATACTAAAGAATTAACCCGTGCTTTTCTGTGTGCATTGTTTTTCTCTGGTAAGTTCTCGATAAAACTGTCCCAAGAATCGGATAAAGGGGGCACTTGTTCTTGGATGTTTTTAATTCCAGATTCTTTTGAAAGCTTCTTATACTCTTTGGCTGAGTCTATATCAAAAGGATACTCAGGATGGTCTTGTTTACTTCCCTGAGAGAGGGCTTCAAATTCTTCGAATAACAAATCCCAGTCATAGTTCTTTGTTTGTGCTATATGTATATTATCTCTTATAGAGGCTTCTATCAGTCTTTTAGTTTCTGGAGTTGATGCCTTCTCCCACATCGCGAACTGTTCTTCGGTCATTCCAAAAGCTACATCTTCAGGTAATCCCCCTGCTCCCACACTTGCTAACCCCCCTACTATACCCAAGTCTTTCCAAAAGGTTTCATTATCAGTCTTACTAATTTCTTTAAAGGGGCTTAATCCATTAGACATTCTTTGTTTGGCGTGGTCTACTGCTTTCTTAAAAATCTCGTCCGTTATCTTCCCCCCGCCTTTTAAGTGATCTATTTCTTTTTCTGTAAGGGTAGGAACAATAGCTGGAATTAGTGTTTCTTTCCCATCAAACTCTACTCCTATAGATAACTCAGTCATAGTACGACCATCGTCCATTTTAATAGGACCTAAGAATCCGCTTCCCTTCATAGTTCCATCAACTCTTTGTCCATATTTTATAGCCTCAGCTGCCTTAGTCTTAAGTCTATAGCCCACAGGAATATTCGTAGGATCTAACCCAGGATTCATCTCTTGTAATTCCTCTGTTGTCATACCAAGATCTTGTGATACTCCCCAAAGAGTATCTCCTTTTTGCATGATGTATCCAGAGTCTTCTGTTCCCTTGAGTTCTTTACCATATCTATCTAATGCATCAGAGATTAGAACGAACCTTTGCCATGTAGACCCATTCTTTGCTTTTTGTTCTCTCTGCCATTTACCATCAAGAAACTCTTTAGATGCTCCCTCCCAATCTCCACGAGCAATCATACGCATGGTATTAGGACTCTTGGCTGGAGTAAGCATCGACCAAAAGACACCATTGATTATCGCTTGCTGTAGATACGGAGGAAACTCTGATAGATTCTCGAATGGTTGTACAAAGATTCCACTATTCTTCTCGGTTTCTATCTTAAGACCTTCGGCTGTTATGGTATGTTCTCTAACATTCATCATGAATATCTGATCTACTTCTGATCTTGTAAGCCCTAGTTCACCTGAGAGTATATCGTCATAGTTTTTCTCAGGTGCTACAATCTCTAGTTGTTCTATGAATTTATGCTTGCGATCTGGACCTATGTTACCGCCAATTCCAATCGTAGGTATACCTTTACTGTCTAAGTAAACTTTATAGGTGTCAGATGCCTTATCGTATCCCCATTGTTCTGGAACACTTAGGACTACTTCGAATGGTATGATACTATCGGCAATATCAGAGATATTATACGAAGAGAATCTCCATTTGTTTATCTGTTCTTCTGGGACGGGGCGATACAAACTAGTATCTACCTTGTCTCCAGGGAGGAAAGAAAATAGACGATTATCTAGAACGGTTTTGTTACCCTCTGGATCTCTTCGTCTGTATAATACAGTACCTGCATTTCTCTCGCCACGTAACATTCTACCGAATGTCTCATGCTTCTCTGATTTCAATAGTAGTCCTACATTGGGTCCCGTGGGTATCCTAGATGCATAATGATTACCATCATATAAAGATAGACCAGTAGATGTTTCGTATTCCTTAGCTGATATCATATCATATTCACCAGAGGGGAAGGTTCTCTTTTCTTCTATCTTGGGTTGCTGAAATCCTAGTCTTATAAAAGACTCTACAGGTAGGTCTGCTTGAGCTAATTGTTTAAGGTGAGGATTTACTAGATTCTCAGCTCTACCTGCTTTGAGTTCTTTCTCTAGTTTATTTGCATCTATAACTCCAGGCGGTGCCATAGAGATTGCTTGGTCTACCAAGTATGGTATATCATCAAACATAGTATCTCCTAATTCCAAGAACGCTTATTGCGTTTCTTTTTATTTGTTTTATCTGTTAATCTCAAGGCTCCTGATACCTTCTTGGATAGCAATCCATAGATACGGTCATCACTTAGCCATTGGTCTACGATCTCATCTCTTTCTTTAGCTCTATTTTTCTCTACAGCATGATCTACATTAAGACCAATGGTGTCTTCCCAGTAACTAATAGCAGCTGCTAGGATATCCACCCTATCGTCACGCTTAAGAGAGCCTCTGGAGCCGTGTATACGAGTAAGCTGTAGCTGGGTCTCCTTATCCTTAACTGCCCGTGTATCGAAGCACAGGCGATGCTGAGACATAATAGGTTCTAGGGCAGCAATGATCCTTCGTTCCTTATTCTTAGTTGCTCTAAAGTCTTCAATAGCTACCTGACCACAGGTCTCACCGATAATAGGTCTAAGGAGCTGACAGAACATGGCATCTCCAAAGTTAGACTCTACTCGTATAAGTTTAATATCATATCTAAAGGCTAGCTTAGATATCTTTTGTAGTGTAACATCATTATAGCCCCCCTCAAGCCCTAAGAGTTCATGAACAAAGATATAACCATTACATGTGGAAGCTATACATATAGCAGTTTCATCCTTACCTCGCCCTGATGGGTCGATAAACATAGCCGTTTGTATGTATGGCGTGAAGTTAGGAGAAATCCACATTGGCTCGTAGATAAGATCCCCTGCTAATCCGAACGAAGGTATCGTTCTGTTTGGAGTTGCGGATGCCCACACGACCTTCTCTGGTGCAACCTCTGGATTTATATCGAACACAATTAAATCTTTAAGTTTCAATGGATACTTCTGTGCATCTGTAAGAGATGTATCTAGTTTATAATGTAGTGAGAATAACCTAGGACCAATCTTAGCCTGTCGTTGTATAAGTACTTCTTCAGGGAATCTTTCAGGTTGAGTGGGTTTCCCTACTTCAAGTCCAGTTTGAAGAATCCATTCGTTTACGTCTTCCACTTCACTGGGGATGTTGGGATCGGGCATAACCGCAGGAAACTTGGTAACACCATAGCCTTCCTTAAGCTGGTTATAGATACTCTCTTGGGTTTGCGGAGTACCCAATAGAATAACCCGACCGCCAACATTCCTAATTTGTTCAAACTCATGTACCTTATTTAGAAGCTTATCTCTGGATGCTGCGGTTTCACAGTTACCTTCGATCTCTACATCATCTCCGATTACAAAGTCTGCGTGAGACCCTGTGATTTGTGAAGAGATACCTCTAGCATAGCAAGATTTATCCTGACCAATCTTAGTACGACATTCTACATCAAAAGCAAAGGCATTGTCTGTAGTATGATCTCCAGGTTTTAGATGTTCACAGTATGGTACTAGGTCTAAGATCTTCCTAGTCATAGAGATAAACTCTGTAGCTTTGTTTCCGGTTGCTGAGACAACCATGATAGTACAGTTAGAATCTCTTAAGAGAAACCAAGAAGCTAAACAAGCTGTGATTACGGACTTACCGAAACCACGACCAGCTTGTAACTGCATGTCTTTCTCACCATTCTGTAGTGCATCTGCCATAGCATACTGAGCAGGAGTTGGGTCACCTAGACCAAGGTACTTAAAACAAGCCCACATATGATTTCTAAAATCATCTATCATCTCTTGTGGTATGTTGGTCATGTGTTTTCTCCTCTATTATAATGCCCGATACTAGGTTCCAAACTTAAACGGAGTGTCCTTTACCATCTCTTCAATTTCGTCTAACACTTCGTTTGGAATCTCGTCTAGTTTATCTCGGTTATCATTAATAACTCCACGGATAACTTGATACAATCCCGGCGTACATTTACTCTGATCTCTTAAATCTTCTTGTAGTTGACCTAAGAGTAATTCATTTAATTTATTTATATTACTCATGTTGTTCCTGTCCAGCCTGTATCTTCAATACTACTCCATACGTTCAATCCCCAGAATGTTGCATCATCTGCTGAGGTATCTCCTGTAGGTGTACCAACAAAGTAGTGGCTATTTCCTGAGATGTCAGTTAAGACATCATCTTCTGTGTCTGTAGTACCAAAGTTTACAAAGATATTACCCATAAGGTTGACACCCTCGGTTGTTTGGCTTGTGTCTGATGTTGAGGTAGCAAATACCAATGCCTTACTTGTTGTGCTAGCATCGGCATTTAGAATATTACCCATGAAGTTGCTCTTACTTGCGTTAAGGTATTTACTATTAGTATTATCATATAGATCAACTAGGTTAGCTAGATTGATGTTAGTATCTGTAGATCTATCATCGAAGATATTATTAGTAAACAAGGATCTTAGGGCGTAGCTACTCGTTTGAGCACTGTCGTTTTTAAAATGAATACCATGTGGATCACTAGCATTACTATCGGGTGTTGATATGAATACATTATTAGATACTATTGTATCCTTCCATCCTGGATTTGTCTCAGTAGCAATACTACTTGTATTGTTAAGGTATACACTTGAGTTAAACCCATAGGTATAGTTATTCAAGATACGCATACCATGAATATGTCCAGTTCCTGAGATACCATTCTTAATTTGGATAGCGTAGTTTGCTTTATTATCTTGACTACCTAGAATAGTATTACCTGAGATATGACAGGCAGGAAACGGTAGATAAGACGTAGGTAGGTCTGTATTATCAGGTGAATCACCAAAGATAGAATCTGTTTTAGCGTAACATCCCCATAGTATTCCTGTGTTTGTAACCCCATCGAATGTATTGTTCACAATATCACAGTCCCAACCTTGATTATAGACCCCATAACTATAAGAATCATTGTCTGTAAATCTGTTACGGAATCTAAAGGTATTATCATTGATTCGTACCTGACGAACATTAGGAGATATATCTACTCCAATATAACCTATATTATCTACTAGGTTATCGTGGATATTTACTTGAGTAGTAGAACCTGCTGTGTCTCCTACTTTGATTGCAGTACCTGGATACAATAGTTTGTTATCTCGGATTGATATCCTAGAACAGAAGCTAAGTAATTTCAATGTTGCTTCTTCAGGATATCCTGGACCATAGTATGTATTGTTATCTATAGATCCTGAGTATACCTTTTCAAAGACAACACTATAAGTAAGATCTTTGAATGTACAGTTCTTAACATGGACATTAGATACTATGTTAGCATAAATACCACGATTTAATCCATATGTTGTTACAACCGAGCTACCACCACCAGATGTAGCTGAAGAGGATGTACCTCCTGCTGTGTAGGTGTAGGTATTTGCATCTGTTACTGTAACCGTAAATGACCCTGTAATATCAGCCACTGTTATACCACCTGTAGCGTCTGCCTGAGAGATGTATACAGAATCTCCAGTAGAAAGACCATGAGCTGTTTGAGTAACTGTGACAGTAGCTGTAGAGCCGTCTGTAGCCAAGGGGGTGGAACCTACTAGCTCAGTAGTGGTTTCTCCGCTTCCTTGGAATGTCATGTTCTCAATAATGATATTCTCTAACATTGTAGTAATCTGTTGTGCTTTAGTAGTATCTGAGGTTTTTAGATTCCCTGATACGGCAGTCAATAGTTCTAAGGTACCTCCTGCAGAGTCTTTACTATAAATCTGATGGAGTTCACCATGTAGAAATCCACCACTGTTAGAGGATACATCAGCAACTCCTGTGATTTGTATCCACTCTCCTGCTGTATAATCTCCGATATTACTAATTCCTACCGTTAGGGTAGAGGAACCGATTGTTGTATTTACGGTAAGGGTGTTATTGTCTTCAGAGCCCTCTGTACCGTAGATATGTAATAGATTAACCAGAGTATTTTCTGCTCCGTCGTATCTTAGAGTACCGTTTCTAATAACAACCCCCCCACGAGTAAGAGTCAGCTCAGATGTGATTCTATAAGTTTTACCTGCTAGATCAATAACACCGTAAGTAGAATCCAATGCTGACTGGATAGCTGTTGTATCGTCAGTGGAGTTATCTCCGGCTGCCCCATAGTCGAGGGGCGTTATGAAACCTGAGTCTAGCATTCTCAGATTAGATTTAGTTAGAGTCATTTGATTCTCCTGGTTTGTTTAGTAGTCATAAGGTATCCACAGGCTGAGCCTGTAACTTAGGTTTTTAGTTATCTAATAATTTCACGACTTTGTGGGTCATGTTTTAGGGTTTTCTGTGAAGGGGTTTTATACTCATCTACTGTAAATATCGTGCCTTAACACTTGCAATAATCTCATCATCTGTAATATCATACGCTGCAATATATGCATCAGCATCAGCATGTAATTCAAACTTATCTACCATAGCTGGCTCTATAGCTCTATCCTGTGATATTTTTTCTTTTAATTCCTTGCTTCGCTGTGTCCATAGTTTTCTAATTTCTTCCATTATTATGTCTCCAAAACATTATTGTTTCCAATATAATATTAAATCTTTGTAATCGGCTGGTCTGGCTGTTACTACATATTCACAGCTCAACGCTAATCTACCTGTCGCAGAGTCAGCTCTCGCTTGGATGTTTGTTTGGACTCCATCGTGTACATACCGTATAAGTTCATTAGTTACTAAATTACCATCCTCGTAAGTATCTATGGTTGAGTTAGTAGTTGAAGTATTACCTTTATTAGTAAATCTAACTTTACCATACGATCCTCCTCCTGAGTCTACACCCTCAAGGGATACGATAGAGGAACTCCAGTTAGTGGTATTATGTAATATCAATAAAACATCTGTCCATGTATCCCCATCAATATAAATCTGTCTTTTTTCGTCTTGTATAAGAGTTTCAATCTCATATAGACTTATTAAGAATGTTCCATCAAAACGGGTTGGGTTAATTTCATTACCCGACAGTTTTACTCTGTCAATATGTCGCAATAGTAAACCAACACCATCAAGTTTATTTCCCGTTATAGTTACTGAGTCTATGGTTGCATCCGCTTCACCAATCCTAATTTCGGTTGCTGATGTGTGTTCTGTAAAGAAGGTATTTCCTGTTAAAGATACACCCGCGTATCCAGTTGTGGCTCTCCTGTCAATTCGGATTAACGGACGAGTTGAGGTGGTTTCACCCGAATCCCCCAACACTTTTACACTGTTACCAGATATGACCATATCTCCAGGGGTTAAAGCATAGTCATCAGATCCACCATCTTCAGCCACATGAAAACTGAGGAACTGACCAAACCCTGTAGCACTATACCAACCATTTGATTCTAGTGTGTTATCAGCAATGACAAAACCAAAACCAATAGCACCAGAAGCATACCAACATAATGAGGCTCCCTCATCTACAGGCTCTCCTGTAGTGTGATCTCTATTCATGGTAATAATTCTATTTCCAATAAATGAATTACTATGTGCGCCCATTGTGGAACCGCCACCTCTAAGGGTACAATTGTAGTATCCACAATGCTCACAGTTACCATGCAAATCTGCTGGGAATACATTTGTAGTTGTCTCTAGTTCACAGTTTGTGAATGTTACACCTCTGTTCGGAACTGCACCAGCACCGCTTCCACCTCCCACAGCTACTGCATGCCAAGGACTATAGGCTCTGGTGTTGGTTACTTTTACATCTTGAGAGTTAGATACTATCATAGGGTAGGTATTCGAATCATCTAACGATCCAGGCTCTGTGGTAACAAACTCACAGGCATCTACAGAAACCCCATAACACTGTTTGAAAGTGATCCCACTATACCTACCACCATTAAATATTCTAATATTTGAAACAGTTACATTACGGCAGTAACTTAAGTATAGACCATATTCAGATAAGGTTGTTGGGGAGCCTATAACTTGGAAATCTCTAAGGGTTACACTTACAGAATCTTTCTTATAGATATTAACCCCTATAGCATAAGAATCATACGTCCCAGATGTAAAGTATATGGTATTACCATCTACTGATTTAACAGTAATTTGTTCTCCTGCTGTGTAGTAGTCACGAGCTGGGCTATAGCTATAATCTGTAGGATTATGTATAACAATCGTGTCACCCACACTAACACTAGGTGCGGAACTAAGTGTTATTTCTGTATCCCCTGCTGTAATCGCTGTAGGGTTTGTCTCTAGTAATGTTAAACCATCCCCATTAATCTTAATGGCGTATAATTCATCAACAGCTAGTGAGGCTGTATCCAGTATACTTTCCTTGCCGTCTCCTGTAATATGAACATTCTGTCCTGTTACTTCCAAAGTTGTGGTTATTTTATATGTACCTGTAGGAATATAAATAGGCTTATTAGCATCTAAAGCAGCTTGAATAGCCACAGTATCATCTGTAACACCATCTCCAGTTGCACCATAGTCTTTAACATTTACAACCTCAGCAAACCTGGTAGCCAAACTACGAGTCGTTGTAGATCCTGTACTTGTGACATTACCAGTAATATCACCAGTAACATCCAATGTTCCTATACACTGTGTTTCAGAAGTAACAGTACCCTCAAGTTCTACAGCTACCTCATAGAAAGTGTTATTCAAAAGCGTTAAAGAGTTACTATTAGATACATTGCTTAGGTGTAGTCCAAAGTATTTGTCTCTAATGTGGTTGTTGGATATATTTATGCTGTCTGTTAATTGGTTGCTTTTTATCAAGATAGCTCGTGAGTTTTCGTCTTCGTTATCATAAACAGAATTATCACCATCAATTATATTGTCTGATATGTTTATCTGGCGAACACCCTCGTAGGTATATGTATTATTGTTTCCCACCCAACAAAAATATTGAGACTGGGAAAGACTTATATTATTCGTAACACTTAACTGCTTTAACCTTCTCTCATACTCACTATCATTAGTGCCATTGGCTATCGCTATGTTTTGGCTTCTTGACCATCGCCCAAACACGTTACCGTCTATAATTAAAGACCCTACACCATTTCCATCGGTAGCCCATGAGTTATAAAAAATACCATAGGCTTGGTATGTGTTTGTGTCCCCATCTTCACCATCAAACATATTGTTAGATACAATCATGTGACCAAACCCATTAAGGGTTACTACATAATCTGATACAGAGTTATTAGAATCACCTAATCCATGTCTAATAATATTATTAGATATGATGTATTCGCCTATGGCATAATTCCATGTGTCTCCAGACAGGTTGGTAGTTGCACTGACGAACTCACCTATGCCTTGAAAATTTGTAAGGCGTTCACCAGAAGGTCTAGCCCGAAAGTTGCAGTTAGTCACCTTCATACCTGCTGTATGAAATTGGTGGTGACGTATAAAAGGAGGTCCACCACCGTTGAAAGTACCAGAAGGTACAGCCGATTTCATAGTTACCCAGCTTTCCGCAGTAAGATTATCAAAGTTTACACTATGCGTAGACCAGACCCAGAATCCATAAGCATTGTGCCCTTCTTCTATGATACAATCTTTAATAGTACAGTTACGGGCAGCAGCACTATACTCATCCCCTAGATAGGGTGCGTGTACAAATACAGAGAAAACCTTGAAACCGTTATTGTAGTCTCCATCATAATAATTCTCCGAGTCCTCCTGAACTCCATAGGAACCCAATGGGTGATATAACTTAAACTTACAATCACGAACTAAGATATCACCGAGAAGGTCTGAGGGGTCTTGGTCATCCGCAGAGCTTGCAGATCCCATTCTAATAGCACCACAGAAGGGGTAGTATTCAGAACTTGTTTTGTATCCTGTGAAGGTCATATCGAAACGAAAACCCTCAACCACCACAGTGTTGCAATCCGTTAAAGAAGCAAACATTAGCCCACCATAGGTGGATATATCGTGGTCTACTATTTTTATTACTGCATTATCTCCCTGTAAACGAATGTTCTCAAGATCTGTTAAATCTACAACATTATTACCATAAACAGATGTAAAGTCTGAAAACCCAGAACGACTTATGAGATAAGTCCCACTAGGGAAGTATAAGGTTTGTCCACTACCTAAAGCTGCCGAAGCAGCGATAATAGCCGTAGTGTCATCAGTAACGCCATCTCCCACAGCACCATAGTCTTTAACATTTACTAACTCAGCAAACCTAGTAGCCAGTGTTCTTCCTGTGGTTGATCCTGTACTTGTAACGTAGCTGCTACTAGCATCACCTGTGTGAGCAATACCAAAGACAACTATATATATCTCTGAGCTATGAGGAGGAGCTGTATCAAACGTAAGTGTAGAACCACTAATTGAATAGTCGGTTGCTTTCTGGGTAACCCCGTCGATGTTAACGATAACACTAGCTGAGGTTGTAGTATTAGGTACTTCTCCTAAGGTGAATTCGACAGTAGATCCATCGCCGTATCCTCCAGTAAGACCCCCTGAAATAGCGTTGTCTCCTACTCCGCCGCTGTAGAATGATTGTGGATCAGCAAATGAAGCTGAGTTCTCCCACTTAGATGTACTTTCATTATAGAAAAGAATATCATTGGCTCCTACATCTGTAAACGAAGTATCATTTAGATCTTCCAGTGCTAAGCCATCGGTAGCATCACTAGGTAATGCCATTACCCAATCGGTTCCATCATGTCTAAGGATTGTACCCTCAGCAGCACTACCAGAAGTATCCGCAAGATCTTCTACCTTTACACTATCGACATAGTTCATTGTTGCTGCATCCGTGCTAGCCGCAGGTTCACCCAGAGAAGTTATTTTGTTTGAATCTAAGTCAAAGTCTCCCGTAGCTGCTGTAGCACCATCAGCTCTAAAATATGCAGACAGGTCATTAGTTGTTGGGGGTTTAGCTACATACCATCCATCATCACCTTCTGTTTTGTATCGTAAGAAATCTCCTGTTACTACTGCGATGGTAGCACTG